GGTAGAGGCTCAAGCCTTAGAAATACAGATGGCGAAGCACAAGACGCAGCAAATGGAATCTCAACTTAGGGAAATCATCGTGCTGTACGGGCCGGGCGAAGCTTTCTATAATGAGATGATGAAGACACGGCGCACCATACGCTCCTCTCGTCTCGCTGCTGCTGAAGCACGGGCTAAGCAAAAACGGTTAATAATTGACGGAACCCTGATCCTCTTAATGACGGGAGCGACAATGGGAATAATTTTTTGGATGATACGTCTGGTGACTAATTAAATAGGTGACGATATGCCACGCGCAATAGTTAAGAAGCCGGTAGCAGCAAAGAGGAAAGCCGCAGTGTCCGATACTACTCCTAAGCGGCTAGACCGTATTGAAGAAAAGCTAGAGGAATCCCGTCTTGATCTAGCTCGCGTGGACGAAAAAATTACCACTATATTTAACCGACAAGGCAGTATTGAAACTGACGTTAAGTCTCTTACCGAGAAGATAGGTAATGGGTTTATGGAAAAGATTTTTTGGATTGTACTTGCTTCGGCTGTAGGCTTTCTTGCCGCTCAAACAGGTGCTGTATGAAACTCGACCCCGTACTGCTTAACATGGCCTGCTCGTGGTCAATGAAGGCATATAACGACAAGAACAAGGACGCCATTAAGATAGAGTCAGCACTGACTTCTACTACAGCCTACGTAGTTAAGCGTAAGACCATAGACATCATAGTGTTCCGTGGCACGCAGCAGCTAGGCGACTGGGCGTTTAACTTGTTTCCTTTGCCTGTACCGTACGTAGGCAGGCTTTGTCATGGCGGGTTTGTGGCTGCTCACGCATCGGTATGGGACGAAATTGAAGAACATATAGACTATAATAAACGCACCTTAATTTGCGGGCATAGTCTGGGTGGGGCACTAGCAGAGCTGTCTGCTGCCAAGTTAAACGGCAAACACGACAACCTTAGCCTGATTACTTTTGGTAAGCCCAATACGTTCTTCAAAGGGTTTAAACGACCCCTAAAGCTAGACGATCAGATTTCAGTAGTAAACGGCAGCGATTCCGTGGCTAGGGTACCCCGCTTGTGCTATGGGCCTAGTAAGTCGCAAAACATGCTGTACTTTGCTAACAGTGGGGCGGACTACATAAACCCTAGCAGTTACATGCGCAAGCTAGACCGAGGCGTGAAAGACCGAATTGCAGACCACTTTATGGACGGCTACAAAGAACGATTGACTAAATTCCTAGAGGACCAGAAAAATGGCAAGACTGGCGTTGATATTTAGCATAGCTCTACTAATGACTTCCTGCACGACTGTCGAGCAGATTCAGGCAAACAAAGAAGTGTATTGTTCTGGTTTATACAAAGGCATGCGAGCCGTAGGCCGTACTGCCCTGTCTGCTACTGCGGGTGTGGTTTTGCCTGATGTGTGTGACACAATCGACGAAATTGTCGAAGAAGAAAACGCTGAAGCATGATTAAAATTGGCGGGCTACTTAAGTCTCTGGCTCCTACGGTAGCGGAAGCTGCGGGCGGACCTCTTGCCGGTATGGCAGTAAAAATGGTTGCGTCTAAGATAGGCGTTCCTGATGCAAGTGCCGAAAAAATAGAAGAAATCTTAGAAACTCAACCTGAAAAAGCTATGCTAGTAAAGCAGGCAGATCGTGAGTTTCAGGACCGTATTCGGGAAATGGAGATTAACCTTGAGTCGTTTAAGGCAGAGGTTGATGACCGTAAGGACGCCAGAAGTAAGTTTGCTGACGATCCTACCCCTAAGATATTTGCCATGTTGGCGTTAATTGGGTTTTTAGGCTACGTGTTTATGGTTACCATACAGCCCCCCGATGCCAATGACGACGGCGTAGTTAACTTGATTCTTGGCTACTTAGGTGGTCTTGTTTCCGGCATATCCGCTTTCTTCTTCGGTGGCAGTAATGGAAAGAAGTAAGATGGAAAAACTACTAGAAATGCTTAAGCGCCATGAAGGCGTACGGTCTAAGGTGTACCTGTGTTCTGCCGGTTACGAAACTATTGGTGTGGGGCGAAATATCTCAGAATCTGGGATTGGGTTATCTGACGACGAAGTAGATTACCTGTTAGAGAACGACATTGAGCGTGTAATCAAAGAGCTAAGTACTGAATATCCTTGGTTTAATAGCCTTGATGATGTACGAAAAGATGCTATGATTGACATTAGCTTTAACCTTGGTGCCACTAGACTTCGTGGTTTCAAGCGCGCATTGGCTGCTATGGAAGTAGCCGACTACAAATTGGCCGCAAAAGAATTCCTAGATTCCAAGTGGAGTCGGGACGTGAAAGGCCGTAGCCATGAACTCGCAAGTATGATCGAGACTGGCGAATACCTACTATGAGGTTTGTAAATGCCGCTTCAGAAACTACAGTTCAAGCCCGGGGTTGACCGCGAGAATACGCGCTACGCAGCCGAAGGCAGTTGGTACGAGACCAACAAAGTGCGTTTCAGACGGGGTATGCCTCAGAAGATCGGTGGATGGGTGCGTTTGTCTAACCAGACTTTCCTTGGCATCTGCCGCTCTATGCTCAACTGGATAACCCTTGAAGGGCAAAATCTTGTTTCTGTAGGCACTAACCTCAAGTACTACATCGAGCGTGGTGGGGGGTACTATGACATCACGCCTATTCGTTTAACTACAGCCGCAGGCGATGTTACTTTTACCGCTTCTACGGGCCTTCCTCTTTTACAAGTAACCGACGTAGATCATGGCGCCTTAGTTAATGATTTTGTTACGTTTTCCGGTGCAGTTTCTCTAGGTGGTAACATCACTGCTGACGTGCTTAACCAAGAGTACCAAGTCTTTAGCGTCATAGACGGAAATAACTACACTATACTAGCGGCTGTTTCTGCTAACGCGTCTGACACAGGCAATGGTGGGGCTAGCACCGTAGGAGCCTATCAAATACCTGTAGGTTCTGAGATTGCCGTGCCGTTTACCGGCTGGAGTGCGGGCACTTGGGGTTCGGGTACTTGGGGTAATAGTGGTGCTACTGATGCGCCCATACGGCTTTGGAGTCAGGCTAACTTCGGTGAGGACCTGTTCTTTGCTTACCGTGGCGGAGCGCCGTTTTACTGGGATGCAAGCAACGGGATTGCTACCCGTGCGGTCTATGTGTCTTCGCTTGGCGGGGCGTCAGACGTTCCTACTATAGTTAACAAGGCATTCGTGTCGGACATCTTCCGGTTTGCGTTCTGCTTTGGTGCGAACGATCTGGGTACTAGCACGCTTGACCCCATGCTTATCCGTTGGTCTGACCAAGAAGACGTAGCTAACTGGACTCCTACTGCGACTAACCAAGCCGGTAGCTTGCGCCTCTCCCGAGGCAGTGAAATCATTACCGCTATCCAAGCCCGTCAGGAAATTCTGGTTTGGACTGATACCGCCCTGTACGGCATGCAGTACTTAGGCGCTCCAGAGGTTTGGGGTGCGCAGTTACTAGGTGACAACATTACCCTAGCTAGCCCCAACGCAGCGGTATATTCCGGCAACATTGCCTATTGGATGGGTACGGATAAGTTCTACCTCTATGATGGTACGGTTCAGACACTGCCTTGTGCGGTTCGCAGTTATGTGTTTAACGACTTTAACTTCTCTCAGTATGACCAAGTTATTGCAGGTACTAACGAGCGGTTCGATGAGATTTGGTGGTTCTACTGCTCTGCCGAGTCTACTCAGAACGACCGCTATGTAGTTTATAACTATATGCAGGACATTTGGTACTACGGCACTCTATCGCGCAGTGCTTGGATCGACGCTGATCTGAGAGAAAATCCCATGGCGGCTACGTACAGCAATAACTTGGTCAACCACGAAGTGGGATACGACTGCCAAGAAACTGCCACACCGTTCCCGATCACAGCTACGCTAGTGTCCTCTCAGTTTGACTTGGACGATGGCGATAAGTTTATGTTTGTTAAAAGAATGTTACCTGACGTAACGTTTGATGGTTCTACAACTGACAGCCCCTCTGCGGAAATGATTTTATGGCCCTTAGAAAACTCTGGTTCCGGGTACAACGACCCTCTGTCAGAAGGCGGCACTAGCGGTGCTACGGTAACCCGCTCCGCCACAGTACCTATTGAAGAGTTTACGGGACAAGTTTTTGTACGGCTGCGCGGTAGGCAGATGGCGTTTATGATTGAGTCCACTGAGTTGGGTGTGGCTTGGAAGCTAGGTATACCACGTCTGGATATGCGCCCCGACGGTAGGAGAGGCTAGTGGCTGAAAGACTGGTACAAAAGGTCCAAACGCCTGCGCTCCCCATACCTAGACCGGGGCCGCTTAAGCATTATCTGGATGACCTGAATAACATCCTGCGTCTGTTCTTTAACTTACTGGCAAACGCGGTTAACAACGTATTTGGAGAGTTAGGGGGCCGGTTTTTAGATGTGCCCAATGCGTTATACTTCTCTACACAAGACCAACCTCTAGCGGTAGTAGACACAGGGCAGCCGGTCACGTTTAACCAGACATACTTGGAAAGCGGGTTTTCGATTAACGGCGGAAGCAATAGCCAGATAACTGCCACGTACGGTGGGGTTTACAACTTTCAGTTTACTACGCAGATTGTTAGTG